GTGTGTTACCATTAGGCATTGCGCTAATCCTACTCCAATTGCTCGCGAACAATTGGAGTCCTTAAGATAAGTGAGCTTAAGGTCTCGTTAAAGGGGGGAGGGGAGAGAAAATTAGTTGATTACCTACAACTTAGGGTCCAAAATTTCTAACAAACTACGAATTTCTGAGGAAATGCCAATTTTGTCATCATTAGCCCAGACTTGAGACATCTTCATATCTGAAATGTCATCATAACTATCTAGGAGATCGCCAATATAAACGGGTAAACTGTCATCACGTAATCTCCGTTCCAGTTCCAATTGGACGGGGATTGAGATGGGTGGAAACCCTTTGGCTCCGCTTGCGACTAAGCCTCTCAAATTTTCGTTGCAAACTCGATTGGTTGGACATCCATTATCGAGTTTTAAATCAATTAATTTATACCAATTAAAATGGTGAATCAAAGTTTTATTGGTTAATACCACATCATTTGTAGCCCGCCCTATTCTATTTACAACTTCGAACAATATAGGATGTCCAGGACTAACAGCATCTAATGACATGGCCATGCATTTTAAAAGTTGAAGCAAAGTTGTTGGCCCCACCTGCGATTTAGGCTTAACCCAAAACACATTCTTCATGGCACGACCAACATTAACTAAACAGCAACCGCGAACCCATCGACATCTCAAAAAATCAACGTCACCGGGAGATGTGCCGCTCAACTCAGAAGAAAAACTGAAGTCTAATTTTTTTAAGACTTCAGTATTCACAGTTTTCTCCCGAACCAAGCCATCATCTCCCTCGGCGATAATTTGGAACGTTGTAAGATCCCCAAAATTTTTATAATGACTATATGCTGACAAACAAATGTTTTGCAACCCATTGCCAACCGATGTCATGAAATCACCAGAGCATCTAGAATTTATACGAAAAGCACCGGCTTTGCACATTAGCGTCCGAGGTTTAACAAAATTCTTCTCGTAACTTGCTAATGTTTTATCCAAGCCAGCACGCTTGCATAAATTTCTTACAAAAAAATGCTCTATTTTGCGTATAGCACCAGCTACACTCGCTTCAAAAGAAGAGTAATCGGTAACTATATGTGGTGATTCAGTGAAATTTTGGATTTTCATAATAAATTCATCAGGCAATAGATTCTTCACCTGAAATTTTGAGAATGGACTCGAACACCAAGCATGTATGATTTTCATGATCTGACATGTTTCTATAAGCGATTTGTCGCTCATTGTCATGATCAAACGTGGTTTTAATCGTAATTTGTCCCCCACTTTTTTCCTAGAATCCTCTTTCTTGACAAAACAAGAATGTTGCGTGAATTTCTTTCGACGAACACCATTGGTGTAATCGCGATAGTCTCTCATTTTGGATTCGATCCAAGAAGCGGTTTTCTTGCCTTTGTATAATTGCTGAAAATAAGTTAAATTATCTTCTTCAAAGATACCGGTCAAGTCAACACGCGACAAGAACCCTGCTAGGAAACTCAAACTGAATTTTAAATATTCATTCACCTCGGCCTGAATTGAACCAGACCGTTGCATGCTTCTACCACAAAAAGCAGCTAACAGAGAGTAATATTCAGTTCGACAAAATAGTCCGGGCCCAATTGTTCCTTTCTCTGTTTCAAGCGCACCTATCGGTGCAAATGCTACGGGCTGACGCTTCTCAGCATCTTTCTTCAACATAGCATCAACTTTATGAAGTCTCTTGACGTGATTAGACCCACCTCTCAACATCTGATTCTGCCGCACAGCAGGCAGATTGCCCACGTATGCTGCAGCACCCAAATCATTGTAAGCGATGACTTGATTCTGGTGTTTTGCAGTGAATGAAACGCTCTGCTTACTCAACAAATAAATTAAATAATTTTGAGTGTCCCGGTAAATAAACGCTAATGAATCATTAGTGTTGCATATATTACCTCGGAACAACCCAAAAAATAGTCTGTTGTAATCAGAAGCGCCCAAAAATTGAGATTCTTTAAGAGCCTTTATCACACGCACCACGGATACGACACGATCGAACCGTATTACGTCAAACAAAGGAAACCCAAACAAAAAATAGGTGAAAGCTTCATGAAAATGACCATAATGGTCTTGCGCTGCAAATGGTTCAGCTCGCTCTTCCACCGATCTTACGTCATTATTATTTTTATTGTAGCTCGCACCTAAGTAACGCCAATTGTACAACAAACCATTGTGTTGTGCGTATAAGATGCTAAAAGTTACATAAGCGTTGATCAGCTGCGCAACGGTTGGATCCGCAGCATTTAAAACAATGTTCACGATATTGTTAAATTGTTCGTTGTTATGGTCACTAAAGGCGTTCAAAGTGTTCCACAAATTTAATCCCATAGCCCGCACCAACTGTGGATCATTGCGAGCTACTTTAGACACTAGAATAATCAAGACGGACATAAATGATGAAGTGTCTCGTAAAGGGATTTGTAAATCTGTTGAATCAGCTCTATCATTACACAGCAAGGTGTAATGTCCAACTGAACCCACTTGCCAATAACCACCTGCGACA